TCTTTTTAGTCATTTGGCCAAAAATGATCGTATCTCATTATGTAGTATATCACAATAGCCACAGAAATCAACAACATGACTATCATAATATTTACACTATGAACCACCGTCATATTTTATCTCCATATCATCTAAACCTTTGACTTCTGATGGCGTAGTAGTTATAGTTGTTTTAGGTTTATCTTCTTCTTCCCAAATTTTTTTAATTTCTTCTGATTGTCTGTCAATATCTCTCATCGTGTTTGCAACTTTGGCATCAATCCATTTCTGTTTTAACCATTCAATAAAACCTAATGCAAGATGTTGTATAAATGGATTTTTGAATTTCTTTTTAACCCATCTTTCAACCTTATCGTACCAAGGGTCTACACCTTTACCAAATGTTTTTTGAAATTCTATTTTCATTAGTATGAAGACTCCTCTAATATTTCCTCTCCTACTTCTACATAATTTAATTCATCGTTATAAACCCAATGGAGTTTAGTCCATAAGTTTTCAAACTCCTCTTTATCTAAGTCTTTGATAAGAATTTTATCGTTCCAATAAATGTGATACTTCATGATAGCATTAACATTGCGTGTTGTAGTTCTTTTGAATGTTCTAGTTCATCTTGAGCTATTTGTGCAATCTTCTTGTCCTCTGGGTGATACGCCAAATATTTAGTGTATGTCTCAAAAGCATGTTTTTCGATTCTCATATTGATGTCATAAGCGTCCATAGGATCAACAAGATAGTAAACAACCATGACCCAATAATAAAATAGAACAAGGTGTTTGGCAAAGAACCTATCAATCCAATATTTATTTCCCTCTCTAAGTTCCATCTCTTCCAAATGTTCCGTTTCATTTAAAGCTTGATAAAAGTGTTCTTTCATTAAGTAGATGTGATCTTCTCCTCGAAGTCCGAGTGACTCACGAAAATGTAGAACACTTATAAAAGCAAAATAGGGTGCTCGAGCTATAACCTCTAACACCCAAAATCTTGGAACTGATCTACCTCTGTAAAGGTAGTCGAGTATTGTAATTGTAAAATCGAGAACTAGAGAATTTAGTTTTTTCATTTTTTTCTGTTATCCCATTGGTAGAAAAGGTAAACTGAAAGTGAAGTCCAGAAAATAATTTCTAGTGCATAATTATTCATTTGATTTAATCCCTTTGTCGCCAATCATCAGATTTTTCATTCTTGAACCAATCTGCTATGTCATCTGCTCCACTGAATCCTTTTTTATTTGTTTTAGGATCACCTATATCCAAATACTTTAAACAAGATCCATCTGGGTCTGTAGCTAATCTTCTCGCTTGACTTAACATTCCTCTTGCACTTGTATTTGCTTTTGCAAGTTTTTGGGCCCAAATCATATCACTCATGGTAACTTCTGTTCCTGATGCTATGTCTTTGCAAATTCCTTCTAACCGAAGGCGATAATTAGTAGATAACATAAACTAATACTTATTATTAGTATTATCTATACGTATGCAAATCGAGGTAGTGTGGCAAGTGTTAATATAACAACACCAAATATAATACAAGATGATTTAATTGGCAAGTTTTTCATTAATTCTCCTTGAGACAGTATTCACAAGAAAGAGGACTTGCCTTCATATCGGGTAAATCCTCTTTTGCTTGTTTTATTGCGTTATAAGCGTCATCTGCGTATTCACAGATTTCGTAATGATTGTTTTGTAGGTCGTGATAACCAACAATATAGTGGGACATGATCTTTCAACTCCACGTACATACTATTTAGTCTACACTACTAAGTAAAAATACGCAATATAGTTAGGATATCCTCACTATTTGTCGATACCAGAAATCTCTAATGCAGCCTTTGCTATCGCTGGATCGTTACCGCAGTTCTTTATAGCTTCTCTTGTAACTTCTGGTAGTTGTTCTATTCTTTGCATGAATTGTACAAAGGTTGGATTTTGTTTTTCCTCTTCCTCTTCAGAAATAGTCTCACCAGTTGGTTCGTATGATGCATTTGCAACAGGTAATTTTTTAGGATTTATATATTCTTTTTTTGTTGGTTCTCTGGTTTGGCCACTTATGTAATTACCATAGTTACCATATTTTAATTCTCTTCTTTCATTAGTAGTAGTCGTATGGTCTTCATCCTTTTCATTCTTTTTGAGATTTTTTTCTCTTTCTTTTTTAGGTATTTTTGGGCCATCGACTGGATCACCATACTCATCTCTTTCTTCAGTCACTCTTATCAAAGGTTGATTTGGTTGTGTCTCTGACGCATAATGAACCATCACAACTGCATCTGGATATATCTTCTTAACCTGTGTTTCTACTTCTCCCCTACTTGGAAACTTAGAGCCAGGGAAAAACATTTGTAGGTAATAAATTTTACCTCTCCATCTGAGAGTAACTCTTACAACTTGACCTATCTCGTTGTATCTTTCTACCTTCTCTGTAATGTTTGTATCCATGAATACAGTTAGTACGTTCTTTATTATTTATTATTATAAATACTGGCAGCTAAATTATCAGCAAAAGATGAAAAAGTTTTTATCAATATTATTATTAACAGGGATTAGTTCTCCAGCAATGGCAGACATAACTCACAAATTGACAAGTAGCGTTCAACTACAAGTAAATGCGGCAGCTACCCAAGTTGAAAGAATTGGCTCCAGTTATTCCGTTTCTGGAAATGGTGTTGATACAACAGATGGTACAACAGTAAACACAGTTTCTGCTGGAACAATCACATCAGGAGTTATGGCTCCTGGCACAATTGCAGCAACACAGGATGTTCCTGGCGCAAGTTTCAGCTATAGCCAAACCTACGTTCAAGGTGATGCGGTATCACAATCTGCACCAACAGTGGGCCAAGTAAGTAACTTCTCAGACCAAGTATCTACAGCAGCTGGTACAGCAGGCGATCTTGCTGGAACAATCACCACAGCGGGTGTGATGACAATAACAGCTGGCGGCGCAGGTACTGTCGGTACTGGTCAATTTGTGACCGAGCTTACCGTTCAATGATAAATGAGGAGAGTATTTGCGATAGTTGTGGGTGCAGCTGTCCTTGCGAATGTAAGGACTGTGAATGCTGTGCCTGTGGTGCCTAATTTCACACAGGGCTCGATGACCTCAAATACGACCACAACTTCCACTGTGACAGAGACCATAAATAGTATGGACTATAATACTGGCTGGCAGTACACGGTAACGGGCACAGGCGTAGAATCAAGTTCCAATAATCTTACGCCTGGTGGAACTATACAATCAACTGTGACATTAGATGGAGTGACTTCGACATGGAATGGATTGGATTTAGATCAAAGACCAACATTTACACAAACAACGCCTGGAGGATCCTTTCAATTCAGCGAAAGTTATCAAGGCCCTGGCCTTTCAAATCACACAATAATACAGAGAACAACAACTATAAATTCAGTCACAGACACAACAAGCACCTTTACGCAATAGCCACCACTTGTTTAAGTCTAATTACTTGTAACCCAATATACGCAGAAACAGTTGGTGGAGTATCCGCAACTGCAAATCCAATAGCCAATAGCTCTGGCTCAGTTACGAACCAAGCTATTCAGGTTCTTCAGGGGCCATATATTACGAATACTTATGGTGGAGGTATTCAATGTCAAGGCCCTACCATGAACGTCACACCATACTTTACAGCCACAGGAAATTTTAAACGGCCGTTTGAACACACATATATGGATCCTGTGTACGACATGTCAGATTTAGATGATGATGGCGTATTAGACAATCCTGGCTCAATACTCTACTACGTTCCAACAAGAACAGGACAACAAGAAGTTTATAATTTATCCGCTGGTATATCAGCAACTTGGTCTAAACCTTTAGATAAAGAATTGCAAGCTCAATGTAAAGAAGCTGCTGCAACTCAAATTGCATGGATGGAACAGCAAACTGCAAATAAAAGATTAGATTTTGAATTAGCTCGTCTTAAAAATTGTGGCGAACTGATGAAGGCTGGCGTGATATTTCATCCCAAGTCGCCATATCATGCCGTATGTGCCGACGTAGTTTTGGTAAATCCGCCAGGCACACTACCAAATCACACACATACAATTACACCTAACCCTTCTTCTTCATCTTCTCAAAATTTAAAGGAGATAAGCCTTTCGATTGGCGATATTGATTAGATTTAATTTCATCACGAGAAGGTCTATATGGTGTCTTTCCGAATTTCTTTTTTACAGTATCAACTGTTTTTTTAATTATAGGTTTTATTACTCTTAACAATAAGGGTGTTGCAGCAGCGGCAGCTGTGGCCACCACAGCAATTGCTGCAGTAGTGCTTACTTGATTTGTGGAGGGCAAAAATTTTTCAACTGGTGTAGTATCCTCATATAATACTACACATGTTTTACCATCGTCACTTAGTTTGTGACCTGTGACTCTTTCATCACCATTTTGAGTTAAATCTCCTACCCTTGGCTGATTTGGGCCTGGACAAGGTACTTCTTCATCTGATGAAAGATCTCCAGTGTTAGGAACATCTGGTGTCGGAGGAGTTTCTGGGGGTCGTACATTTGGTACTGGGGCTTCTCTTGTAATGATTAATCGATCTGGTTCATAATTCATCGCATCATATGATGGATACTCTGCATCACACACAGTCATAATACCATTAGGATCATCCTCTATTAAATTTTTATCAATTGGAAGTCCATTTACATGTCTCTTATTATCCTTATGCATTTTAACGCATCCAGGCATCTGTAAAATTGGATTACCAATTTGAGTAACTACAGGAGGATGGATGTTATAAATTACTGGTTCTCTAATTAACCAAGGTCTAATATGTGGAACATGTATGTTGTCAATTGATATATCATCAATAGTTGGCATTATCTAAAAGGAAGGAATACCTAATCCAACGCCTTCTGGTATTGCCCCAGCAGGGCCTGTAGTATCAGGTAATACATCACCCACAACATTGGGTAATGCATCTCCAACAGAACCCATTACAGATTCCATTACTTTACCTTTGACGTTTTCGATAATCGCATCCTTGCGTATGAATACATACCCAACAGTACCAACAACGGTGAGAGATATAACACCACTTGCAATAGCGATTCCATTTACGATTTTCTGTAACATGATTTTAAGATTTTTTAGTGTCGGGAACAATTTTGACAGGGCCTTGCTCTATCCTAATGGTTTGAGCAGGAGCAGTCTCTGATGCTTTGGCAATAAGAAACTCCATATCTTTTTTAGATATGTTTGCACTACCACCATCAGCACCACCTTTCTTTTTACCTGCTGCTTGGACTCCGAAAGTAGCCAGAGTTCCTGTGAAAACTGAAGCTATAAATGTCGGATCAAGTTTTTGTTCTGGTATATTAAATGCTGCTGGTAATTTAACATATGCCAAGGTTAAAATACCTGCTGACCAGACAAGCACAGCCAATCTAACAACGGTAGATAAGAATGCTAATTGTTCTTCTTTATCATCGATATTTTCTTTAATTTTACCGATGATGCCTTTCGGTTTTTCTTTTTTAACTGATTCAGTCATCTAACTTACCTTTTTTTAATAATTTTTGTAATTCAGCTGTTGATCCTACAAATAATGCATTGGTGACATTGTTAGGACTTTTATCTTTTGGTTCCTTAATGTCTTTAACCTTTTTCTGTAGGTCTAATAATTTATCTGTGGCATCAGCCACACTTTTAATTATCTGTCCAGTAACTTCATAAGCTCTGGCAGATCCACTCTCTTGAGAAATCTCCATGATACCGTCAATAGCTTCTTGACCTTTCTCTATTAATGAATAGAGATGACCACGAGTATATTCATAATCACGGTCAAGATCGTCCTTGTCACACTTGATTGGCTTGACATTATCAATCTCAATAGGCTCGGAGGTATCCTTAACTATATCTAATGCATCATCAATTTCATCAAATTTCATGACTTATACGTCCTTTTGTTGTGATGGAGAATACTCTTTAAAGTCCTCA